GAATTCAATGCTAAATGTTACTACTACACTATATTTCATACTATATTATAAGTAATTTATCTATATTATCCAAATGAAAAGAATTTTTTTGCGTTATTATTTTCCGGAAAAGCTCCCCAATTCATTGCCGAATAAAAATCATCTAACTTGTTTTGTAGTTCTTGTTTGAATATTTTATTACGATCGATGTATTGTTCAACGAATTCAACAGTTTGCGTTGGATCTTCATAACCTCGAAGTGCCATTGTATCCATTCCGTACGGATTATCTCCTAAATATGCCCATTTTACTTTTTCTCCATTTTGAATTGGAGTTATGTCTTTTACATTGTGCATATGCAAGAAATCATTGAAATTGATTGCTGCTTTAACGTGTGCTGGAGTTCCTTTTAAGTATCCGGTAAATGGTTTGCGTCCTTTGATAAATTTTGAAATTTCTTTAACTCCGGAATTTTTCATTACATTCAATATTTGTGAATTTTTCAAACCAGATTTGAATTTATGAATCATATCAGAAGTTGTAGTTTTATCGCGTTCTTTAAGAATGTGCCACAATGTTTCTTTCATTATTTTCTTGAAATCTTCTGGAAATGATGACCTAACGACATCCAACCCTTTAATATCTAATTTATCCGTAGGTTTACCTTCTTTGAAAATAACCCATTGTGCATATCGTTTTTTTGCAATCCATAATCCAGATTTAGCAATGTATTCCTGTTTAATTTGAAAACGATGTGTTTTAGTATTGTGGAATCGGTCTGAATATATATCATACATTGCATTTACTTTGCGTTGGACTTCTGATGCAATTTCATTAGTACGATCAATCATAAATTGTTCATCAGTTTCATCACAATCCGGATAACGTGCTTTGATTAAAGGCAATGAAGAACAAAATGTCGAATCCGTGTCTGTATAGAATGCAAACTCGGACTTCATACCCGTTGCATTGATAAAATGGTCTTGTCCTATTTCTGCGGCATAATGATTGTTAATTACCTTTGCAGAAAATTTAATTACACTTTGACCCGTTGCTGTAATAGCACCTGCATTATCTAAATCGTGGAATCTAAACGTTTTAAGTCCTAATACTCCATAAAATGAGTTAAGCAATACTTTTTGTGTTAACTGCAATGCATCATAAAATTTATACTCTTCAGATCCTACTGCATATTCATCTCGTTTATCTTTGTATTCAACGCGTTCGTCAAACCATTTTTCAAGAATCGTTGGTAAGAATCCTCGAATGTCTGTGCGATATACTGCTCCGTTACTTGCAACCGTATACGCATTATCTTGCAACCAGGTGCGGACATCTTGTGCAAATGTGCCATCTGCAAATGTTACTTGAGTTGCTTCCGGTTTCAATAAGCAAGTCTCATCCCAATTATTAATAACAGTAACTTTTGTTTCAGGAGAAATATTTAAACCCATAATGATGCTAGGATACAATGAAGTTAAATCTAAGTCATAAATCCATTTGTATAATCCGGGAATTGGAGGCATTACATATGCTCCTGCCAACGCATCGGCTTCAGTTTCTTCTTCAACGAAACGAAATCTTTTATTTGGTGCAACTAATCCGTTGCGTTTTAAATCTACAACTGCAGCTCCATCCAAATACTTAGAGGCATAATATACATCTTCATATGGAACATGTCCTTTGTGACAAATTGTGCGTGCTAATGGTATTAATTGAAGTTTTTCATCTAAATCGTGAACTAAATTAACATCGACCATGTTGTATTCAACAAATTTGTTGATATCGGTTGCAAATAATTGATTCAAATCTCCGTCATATTCAACTTTACCTCGATTCAATTCAAATTTAGCAACGGTGTCTAAACGATAATTAGCAAGTTCCGTATATGTGAATTTTTTATACAATGTTAAATAATCTAAACTCGAAACTCCAAATATTTTGTATCTTTCGCGATGTTTATTCCATTCAACAATTCCAGCTGGCGACAATTTTTTTATTGCCTGTGCTCCTAGGATATTTTTAATACGATTAATCAAATATGGAATATCGTAATTATCTGTATTCCATCCGGAAATTACAGTTGGTTTAATTTCTGCAAATATGTTGATAAATCGAGTTAACATGGTAGCTTCTGAAGTAAATACTTCTACTACATAACCATCTCCTGCAAAACCCGCACAATTTAATCGACGTTCTTCGTCTAATAGCAATACGCGTCTATCGTTGTTAAATTTATCGTAATAAGCTATTGATGTAATTCTAGCACGTGCTTCCGTTGCCGTTGAATATCCATTTTCATCTCGTTCAGTTTCAATATCAAAAAAGAAATCTCTATGTCCTTTTGAAACTAAATCCGATTCATAATACAAATCAATTAATGTACGAACTTCTTCATTAATATCCGATTCATATGCAGCTGAATTATCTTTGTGATTGCCATCGACTTTTGTTAATCGGGTTCCATCCAATGATACACATTCTCCGGAATTATTTGGCAAATATGCATATGGTTTGAATGGAAACTTTTGGTGTCCTAATTCATCATCCCAAACATGCATTATGCCTGTTTTTTTATCGTAACCTATTGATTGATATGCCATATTTTAATTTATTTTATAAATGTCGTGTAATTCTCTTTGTATTCCGTTGTTGTCTAATCCATACCCGTATATAAACTCGTCATCAATATCAAAGCCACAGAAATCAGTTAAATCTACGCCATTTTTTCGTTTGAATAATGTAACAACTTTTACCTCAGCAGGTTGTCGGCTGTTTATCATGAACAACGCTTCTAAAATTGTTGTTCCGGTGTCGCAAATATCATCAACTAAATATACTTGTTTTCCACGTAAATCTAATTCCAATTCTTTGAGACATGTAATACCACCGGAGTTATCTTGTCCTTCATATGATTTTAAACGTATAAAATCAATTTCACTTGTAACTCCCATTGCTCTTGTTAAATCTGAAAAGAAATGTATTGAGCCATTTAAAATACAAATCATCACCGGAGGCAAACTTGATGCTGTTTTTTTATAATCTTGTGTAATCTGTACAGCAAGTTGCGTTACGCATTTTGCGATTTCGTCTTTCGTAATGAATTTTTCCATAACCTGTATATTCCAAATAGATTGATTGTTATGATAACTAAACTTAAAACCATATGGCTGATATTTTGAATATGTAAATCATAAACAATCCAACCGATATCGCCTAATATCCAATTAACCATTGCAGTTTTTGTAAAGCCAGTTGCGTTGGTAACATATCCAATTAATACCAACGCAGTGCTTATCCATCCTAATATTTCTATCATGGACGCGTATTTATCATTGCAATTTCATGTTCACGAACTAAAACATATTCTCCTGAATTTAACTGCACTTTCTTTTGTGAACCTAAATTTCCGGAATAAATTTTTACTCGATCTCCGGTTTTTACAGTCATTGGAATTTTATTTCCAGTTTGAGTAAATAAACCGTCGCCTACTGCATAAACATCGCATTCGATATAATCATCCAATGAATTCATTATGATAATACCACTTTGAGTTTTATCTTGTTTTTCTAATTCCTTAAGGAGTACTTGATCTCCGATTGGTTTCCAATTCATAACTTGTTCCTTTTTTATTTATTATACATTTGAGTAACTGATTCCGTTGTTATGTTATTACCAACTATGCGACCCGTTACAGTGGATCCGTCAATTATAACAACACACGGTACATTTCTTACACCGTATTGTTCACAAGTTGTTTTATTTGTGTCAACATCGATGAATTGTATTGGCAATGTTTGCGATAACATTTCCATTCTTGGTTTTATTGCTTTGCATGGTCCGCACCATGTTGCTGTGAAATATAAAATTTTCTTCACGTTTAAACTCCTCGTTTTGTATCAAATGCAATGATGTGGTCTCTTCCGGTCATGTTATAACCATGTTCCGCACACATATCAAATACAATTGGATACATTTTAATTAATTCATCTCTTGTATCGCCGGCTGGCATAATATAAGTTTTTTCTTTCGGTATCAATAATTCTACTCGAAATGCTTCGATTTCTTCAAGGTTTTCCGGTGTTCCATCCCATACTGGCTTATAATGAAAATCCGAATGATACATAATCATTTCGCGAGTTGCTTTTTTATTCAATCTGAATTTATTGTGTTGATCTATCATTTTTTGGTCCGTAATAGTTCCTTGTGGAGTTGGAACTCCTACAACCGGGATACTATTAACAAATTTAGGACTGATGCTAACTAATCCAATTGGATAATCAGTTTCGATAAAATGTGAACCTTCGGTTTCGATAGTAATAAGAATGTTTCTTTCATGTGCAAAATGTGTCAGTTCATTTACTAATGCAGGATGCATTGTCGGAGAGCCACCCGTTAACATCATTTCATTGATATGTGGATTTTCGTCGTATATCTTGATAATGTCATTAAACGTAAATACACCTTTTTCCGGATGAATGCTTGTATACCAACTGTCACACCACCCGCCTTCTCCAAAGAAACAACGATGCGTACAACCTGTAGTTCGAACTGCTATAGTTGGCCTACCAAATCGAGATCCTTCACTTTGTACGCAACGATAAAGTTCTACGATTGGCAATGTTTTTGTGTAATCGGTAATTCTTTTAGAATGGGAGGTCATCGTATGTTTCTTTCGTTATTAATGTATCAATTTTAGCAGATAATTGTTTGAATTGAGTTTCTAAATCAACAAGCCTTTGCAATATATCTCCACGAGATGCACTTGATACTTCTGGCTTTGATTCATTTCCGAAATATTCATCTAAGAATGATACCGGATATGTAGCTACCATTTTGTATTCTTCGCGAACTAAATGTTCTGGCAAAGGTTCATAAATAATTTTAATGCCTTTTGCTTTTGCTGCATCATTTACTTGTTTACCTAAACCGGTTTGTCTGGATGCTTGTCCTCTGTAATCATACAAGGATTTATATTGTTCACTACTGCTCATATATACTTGAATTATTATCGTTTTCAAAACATTCTACTTTGATGCATTTACATCGACCTGCATCTGTTTTTGCTAATACTTCATTGAACTTGTCAAATACCAATTTAGCACACGATTCGGCACCCATTTTATCTAATACACGAAGTGCACAAATTCCTTCCATGGACATTGTTTGAAACAAATCTAAATATGGGTCATCTTTTTCAATTAGCAACGTATGATCCCACATATAATCCATCCAAGATTTTAATCCGTTACCTTTTGGTGCATCTTTAAATCCACCGTAATCAACTATCCAATTCATATCGTCAAGTTGATTTTCTTCAATTGGTTCGTTTGATGCAAACCAAACTTTGAATTTCAAAGCATATCCATGTAATAATTCGCAATGAGAATGCGACGCACGCCATTGTCTTAATGCTACTGAATAATTTTCGAATCGTTTTGTTGAAATGTATCTTGCCATTTTATCCTTCTTTACTATCAAATTTATAATCGTCTGGAGTTGATGTTTGCATGTTGCATTTTACTACATTGAAAGTGGTAAATGGACGTGTTACAATTTTTACAATGTCATTGCGTTTTAACATTTCCAATTCCGGACATTCTAATGATAACATGATGCGACAACGATTTAACATTGTTGCTGGAATTGATTTCAATAACTCAGGTGTTACTTCCAACGTAACGATATATCGGTCATCTAACATAACTTCTATAAGATGCCAATCCGGTTTTGCTGTTAAGTAACTAATACACAGATAAATGTGCGGATATTCATCCCAATTTTCTGGTACCGTAGTTCTTATGAATACCGAGTCGATATCTGCTAATGGTCCTTCTACTTCTTTGCCGTAAAAATATTCTGCTCCAAACATATGTTTTTATTTATTATATGAAATTAATCAATCATTCCAAACCAAAAAGCTACGAATAAATTTCGAATCGCCATTTCTATGCAAAGATTCAGCAAATGCTTGTTTGTAGTCTTTAGCATCATATGCATTTGTCCAAACCCAATCGACATCTAAAACTCCTTGTTCAATTAGTTCTGGAGTTCGTTTCATTATGATAGGAAATGATTTGGATCTAGGAGATGGAAATGAATATTGTAAATTTTTCCATAATGGTTTCCAAAATGTGGTATGTACTGGTTGATTGAATGATGCAGCTAAATATATATGTGCATTATCGTTAGCGACATTTGTTACAAGTTCGTAATTTTCTTGTTTACCACTTAATTCCAAAATAACGTCATATGTATCGCAAGTGTCAAACGTAACAAATTTAGCGCCAATTCGGTTCCATTGTTCTTCATTATGATTTCCAATTACATGAATTGATAACTTTGGCATTATATGTTTAAGATATTGTGCAGCCAAATTCGATACAAACCCAGATCCAACTATTAGAATACGTGTCATGTCAGCATGATGATTCCAAAAATATAATATTTGATTTGCAATGTTTACTGAACAAGCAACTGGCTCAATGATGTATTTTGTACTCAATTCTGGTACTCGAGTTGTATTAGGTTCCGTTGCATAAAAATAAGGAGAGTATGCTAAATCATCTCGCGATGCAACAAAATCACCTACTTTGAATTCCGTTATATCAGCACCAACTGATAAAACTTCGCCTACTGATTCGTGTCCGAAACAACCGTAAGGAATTTCAATTTTACCGGTGTATTGGTCGATATCACTTCGACAAATTCCGGTGTATTTAGTTTTAATTAATATTTGATCGGGACGCATTTCGCCTAAATCGAAATCGTAATCATTGATAGTTTCACCTCCGAAACTATGAAATATTTTTGTTTTCATCTAATATGTCTTTTATGTATGATACGGTTTGGGGTGACTCGGTAAATTCTTCTAATATTTGATGAATTTCAAAGTCATAAATTTGATGTTTTGCATATGTATCGGAATCTGCTGACATATAATCTTGCAACATGCTTTCATATGCCGATTCGGGACATAAACCCATTTCTAAATCCAAAATGCCATTCGTTGTATGTATTTTCCATTTAATAATATCAGCATCAATATCAAATTTCCAAGTTGCTATGCATTGTATGGAAATACTGTCAGTTTTGGCTTCAATACAAGCACAATCATCTACATCGTAAATACCATTTTCTTGGAAATTACCATATGACGAATCATTTGCAACCGATTCCATATCATATTGCTGATGATGTATTGCAGATATAACATGTAATGGCTCATTGCATAATATTTGTGCTGCACTTAATAAATGTGGCATCAAATCGCGAGATACTCCGCCGAATGCTAATGTTTCATTCGTAAACCAACTTCCAGCTCCGGGTATTCTATTTTTATTTGCCCAAAACAATTGTATTTTGTTAATGTTTTCACGTGGTATAGAATTTAAAATGTTTCGGTATTGATTATTTTTAACCATAAACAATTTAGTCTGTGGAAATGTTTTATAAAAACTTATCCACTCCCATAGATTTGCAAATCCAGGTTTTTCTACTACAATCCTAGGTACATTGCATTTTGCCATTGTCGTTGCAATTGGTTGATGTGTAAAATTTGGCGTACAAATAATACCCATATCAACTTGAACGTTACGCAATGCATCTTCAATTCGAATAAAATCTGGATTCAACGATTTGTTAAAATCTACAGTAATTACATTCCAACCAATAGATTTGCAAACATCGACATACAACTTACCAATACCTAATCCAACAATTACTACTGTCTTATGCATTGTAACCTTTTATAAATTCGTAAAATTCAAATCGAGTACTAGAATCAGTCATAAATGCACCTGATAACTTTGCGGTTTTCATTGATGCACCGCGATGCTTTACTCCTCGACATGATACACAATTATGAGTTGCTTCAATCATAACTGCTACGCCTTTATTGTCGGTAATAAGTTCGTTGATTGCGTGTTGTATTGCTACTGTTAATTGTTCTTGAATTGCACCGCGTCTTCCAAAATGTTCAACTACTCGATTTAATTTACTTAAACCGACTACATTGCCATTTTCTGCTGGAATATATGCAATATGAACTAATCCTTCAATTGTTTGATGATGATGACTACACATCGATGTTAATGGAATGCCTCCTTCAAACACAATTCCATCATATCCGTCACTAGGGAAAGATGTGATATCAGACATTGGTTCGTAACGACCTTTCCATAAATCATTAACATATGCTTTTGCTACACGACGAGGTGTATTATCTGAGTTTGGATCATTTTCCCAAACAACGCCCAATGCTGTTAAAAAATTACCATAATGATGTGCAGCATCGTCGATAATCTCTTGTTTCTCTACATCAGTTAATCTGGCATCTGGTCCGAACATTATTTGTTTTGTTGCTAATTGTGTTGAGATGCCATTAGCAAAGCCAGATTTAACTAATTCTAAATTTTTTCTTTGTTCTTTAGTCATAACTTGTTTCTTAATTATATTATAGGATAATTTATTTAGTTTTCAAAGATTTATGTAACATATTACATGGTTGGGTCACCTGGAGTATCTATACCAGATGCATCATATTTTGGTAATTTAACTAAATTTACTTTGATTTGTTGTTCACTTAATGCCCAATTAGCAATTAGTCTATGATGCCCGTCATATATTGCCATTTCACCATCGCTAAACTGAACAACATTGATTCTAGGAGCATTTTGTATGTTTGTGATAATTTGTTTTACTTTTTCAGCTTGTACGTTAGGTTGTGTTATATGAATATCTGCAATATTAACCATTTTAATATGATGTTCGTCTTCATGCCGTTCATATGTAACTATAACTTCATTCCAATCATATTTAGACTTGTTAAAAACACCTTCTATATTTTTAGCATCCGCAAAAATTTTACCGGAAGGTAGTTTATCAACTCTAGTATAAGCTAATTCTATTGATGAATTTGTTTCCTTTAATAAATTGCGTAGTCGTATCATATTAATAAATATCTTTCAAGGTAGTATTTCCCTTTACATGTTTGGATCACCTGGCGTGTCGATGCCCGATGCATCGTATTTCGTTTGTGGTAGTTTAACTACTATTTCATCTCCATTAGTTTCAACTTTAGCACCGGGATAACTATGCTTAACATAACGTAAATATAAATTTGCTCTAGAACTATTATCAACTGCCCCTTGTTTTTTAACAGGAGTAAATACTAATGTATCAACATCTGGGTGTGTTTTTAAATCTTGTTTTACTATAGCAATTACAGTTGCCATGATTTTAAATATATCACCTTTATTAGTTTCTATATCATACCGTTCTTGGTCAGGATCTTCTTCATTAGGTACAAAAAATGAAATTTCTATTTCATTATCTTCATAATTGGTAATATGTACTGAGTATGGGTAATGGGATGTTTCGAAACCATAGTATCTTTCTTCATCATAAGGACTTCCGTAGAATTCATATGGAAATGTCTGGGCAGTTGCTTCGCCTATTTCTTTTAATAAATTTTTTAATCGTATCATATTAATAAATATCTTTTAAAATAGTATTACCTTTTATATGATGCGGTTCATATGGACAATGTCTACATCCATTTCCGCAACATTTACCTCTACGTACGTGAAATGATTCCGTAAAAACTCGATATCCATTTTCATAATAAAAGTCTGATGGAAGGAGCTTGTTTCCAAACTCCCTCACAAAGGCTTGTTGTATCCAATCTTTTGATGCAGACACTATCATTATTTAACCTCACATGCTCCACCTGCACAAGCTAACTCTCCCGATAAATCTGTGTTATCATCAAGTTCAATTACTTGGCTTAAATCAATATTGGTTAATGATTTTAACATGGATTCATATTGTTCTTGCGTACAATCTTCAAATGGTGCTTGAGTATATGTTCCTCCATCATATGGTAATACTGATAATCCATTATAATGATCTCTGTTATTCCACATCCATTCTCCTGCCAATTCCCATTCATCTGCTTTAAGTGATACTGTTGCAGATACATTGTGAGTATTGTTTCCGGTTCTATGTCCTGGTTTAACCCATTCTAAATGTACTTTCTTGATGCGATCTAATAATTGAAAAGGAGATTCTGTTCTTAAGATTGCACCTTCTGGAGCTTTTTGTGGAATTGAAATAACCGCAGTGTCATGTGGACGAAAATATTCATCTTCAACTAACTCAGGATGATTAATTGACAAATATGTATAAATTGCTTCATTTTTTCCAACTCGTATTCTTCTAACATAATAATCATTGTGCCAAGCGTGAATGCCTGATGATGTTCCTAATGCTAATGATGTTGTTCCCGCAGGTTTAACTGTGGTAGTACGAGCTGATTTATTAATACCAATAATATTTGCAACTCTTTCATTTTCTATTTTAACTGCTTTTGCTGCGGCTTTCATATCATATCCCAATACAGTACCAGAACCAATACCTGTCATGGATACTCCTATCAATGCATCTTTCTCAGTTGTGCGTTGCCAAATTGGACGTAAATAATGAAAACTAGTATATCCTGCTTGAAGCGTACCAATAAATGCTGCAGCACGAACTCTTTCTTCTAAATCTTCTTGTGATTCAATATCTGATGCATTTACTTCACATAAGTTACAGAACTGGAATGGTCGTAGTGCAATTTCGCAACATGGATTAGTTCCCCAATCTTTATCATTTGTTAAATAGATTCCTGGTTCTCCTGCTCCTGATAATTCAACACGTTTCCATAAATCCATGAAAAAGTCTTTTGTTAATTTATGACGCATCAATGTTGCCGAATTATTAGCACGGCCTCTTTGTGGATTAGTTTCCCACCAGTTACCTGACTTACATGCAATCATTTCTTCATCATCGGCTGAAAATAAAGATATAAGTGCTGCTCTACGAATGCCGCCTGCTAATACAGCATCCGCAACGTGGCAAACCATATCGTGTACTTCAATTGGTGAAAGTTTATCGCCATCTTCTTTTGCATCCAAAATACCTTGAAGCTTAATCAAACATTCTTTAAGCGGTTGTGGTCCTGGAGCTTTTCCTCCTGATGTAACTAAACGTGCTCCTTTGTGACGAATATCAGAAAAATCAAATGCAAATGAAGAACCCCCCGTAAAGTAAGATTTAACTAGAACTTTAACTGCATCTGCCCATCCTTCAATTGAATCCGCAATTAAATATCTGCGAGTTTTTTTAGGATTTGGTTTGTGAATTTCTGGCAATTGTTCTACGTGGTGTTTTTGCACTGAATAACCTACACCCGTACCTCCTAATAAAAGAAACATTGCTTCACCAAATGCACGGTGGTCATCGATTGGCAAATACGCACAATTGTAAATACGATTAGGAGAAATTTCAATTGGCTTTCCACCAAATTGCAAACTACGCATTGATGGTAATACTTTTTTGTCATATACAAAACGATATGCTGATTCAATTTCCGCTTCCAATTGTGGATATTTTTTGATGTGCATTGTTTTGTTTCTTGTAACTAGTTCATCCCAAGTTTCTCGACGATTGAGTTCTGGGAGATATTTCGCATACTTCATGTATACGGTAATTTCGCTTAAAATTTTGTTGGAAATTTCCATGTTCGTAATCTTGTTTTGTTAAATTTATAAATTGTTTTTAGATAAAAAAAGGCCGGAATTGCTTCCGAACCTAATTTTATATAAATATGTTTTTATCCTAAAGTTCCACCCAAATCTTTGAATTTTTGTGCTAAATTTTTCTTAATCATATTCTCGCCGGTTTTCATTGTTTGAGTAGTTTGTTTTCCTTGAGTTGTTTGCGGTTCAAAGAATTGGAATTGTCCATTATTAGTATTGATTTTACTAGGCAATGTAATTCCATCCGGGCCGAAACGGTTTTTAATAACGTGTCCTCTACCTGTACCTGACATTTTATCTTCAACTTTTCTAGAAAGTGACATTAAGAAATCCGCAACCATCACTTTACCATATGAAGATGCTATTTTGTCAGCTTCGATAATATCTTCTTCCAAAGCAGATCTACCTGCCTGTGAAGCGGTCCAAATAGGGATGTCGTACTCTCCTGCCATTCCGCGTAATTCTTCATATAATTCTTCAAGTGCTTCATGTTTATCTTTTTTAGCATTAATTTTCAATAAATCACCATAATCCACAATTACTAGTTTCGGAGTTTTGCCTAACATGATTGTTTTCTCAAAATGTGCCTTTAAACCTAATACTCCAACCGATTTTGTAGGAAAATACTTTACAATCAAATCGCCTGGCAATGTATCCATTTTTTCTTGCACCGTATCTTGATGATGTTTTAGAGTCTGTGCATTGATTCCCGTTAATACCGAGTCATAACGTTGTCCTACATAATTTTCATTGAGTTCTAATGTATAATGAATAACGGTGTGTCCGGCTTTGATTGCATTTGCTCCAATATTGATAAGCATCCAAGATTTACCAATACCTGCCGGTGCCATTACAACGCCTAATTCGCCTGGTGCTAATCCTCCATCCATCAAATCATCTACTACATCCCAACCCGTTGTAATGGTATGTCGCGACGCCTCCGCATATCGAGCCGAAATATTTGCTTTGTAATCCAAACCAATATTAGTGTCAGCACCCGCTTTCATAGCACCGTCAATCTTAGTTTTTATCTCGTCGTAGTTACCCATTTTGAGTAAACCAACCGAATCCATAATTGCACGCTTAATTTCTTGATTCTTACAAAATTTAAGAATTTCATCTTTCACAAAAGAAAGGTCATCGGATTCCATGTATCGGAATACTTCCTTTAATTGTTCTAAGATTGCCGTCTTTAATATGTCATTGTCAATTTCAGTAATTTTAACCTTAAGTACGTCTTTTGACGGGGGTGTTTTGTATTCTCTGAAGTGAGTAAGAATGATTTCCAATAACCAACTATTTGCATCCGATTCAAAATAGTCTGCTTGTATTATATCTGCTATTTGTTGTAGGAATGCTCTGTCCGTAAACATTGCAGCTAAAACTTTTACTTGAAAGCCGTAGCCGTATTCCGATAATTTATCTGTCATATAACCAATATAATTAAAATATGTTTAAAACCAAATTAAATTTGAGTTTGTTTTGCAAAAGCATTTAATGATAACCATGTATTAGTTAGCCACTCCGGTAAATTTTTCATGATTGACCACATTTTATCTTCATAAAATAATCTTTGAAATTCGGAACGATTAAGTGAAGGAATTGGTTGTTCTAAAATGCCTCGAATTTTAGTTGAAGTTTGTGCTGGTATATCTAACAATTTAATGTTCATGAGACGATAATTCTTATCAATCGTTTCATAATTATCCAGAACTTTTTGATGGTTTTTCGATTCAGTTAACAATTTACATTTGTTTTGTAAATCATCCAATGTGAATTCTTTAACATCTGCCAACTCCGGAAACGTTTTCAATATGGTTTTTGGTCCGAATCCATCTACTCCTGGAATATTATCTGATGCATCGCCTGTGAAAGTTCGATACACAACATAATTCATCGGATGTACCCCAAATTCTTCAAGCAATGCCGTTTCATCGTACATTTTCTTTTTAATTGGAGACCAAACTTGAATTGCGGGACTTATTAATTGATAGAAATCTCGGTCCGTTGACACGATTGTCATTTTATTGCAAACGTCTTGATACATTTCCGCAATATATGCTATGGTATCATCTGCTTCGATACCATCCATTGAAATGAACGTAATTGGCAAGTTATCCAAATATGAAATTAATCGACTGAATTGGTGTCGCATTGACTCTTGTTCTTGTTCTAACGTAGTTTCATGATGATCGTGACGTCGTAATTTTGTTTTATTGGCTCTATTGCCTTTGTAGTCACTGTATATACGTTTTCTTTTTGCAGATCCGCCTTTGCCATCAAATACAATAACACATCTACTAGGACGTAAATCTCTTACAGTTTTTCCAACCGAATATAAAAATCCAGTTATTCCGCCGATATGGTCGCCATCCTCATTATATGCAGGTGTCGCTCCAAAGCTACGAATAAAAGTGTTCAAGCCGTCAAACACCATGATATGATCATTTACATTTGACGGACTTGAATGCCTTTCTTGTTGTAACTCTTTAAATAATTTTTGATACTTATTCATTATCCTTCTTCATCGTAAACTTCATCGGTGATAATTACATCATCAATTCCGCCATCGATTCCTGCTTGATATTTGAAAATGTACGCATCGCAAATTCTTTGATATAACCGTTCTTTAATTTCTGGGTGTTCAATCACCTTTTCCATAAAGTTTTTTGATTGAAATTTAACTTCGCCATGAACGACTCCGGTTTCGATATCTACATCTTCCAATGTATAATGTGCTCCAGATTGTTTAACTAAGTCAAATTTCTTCATTGTTTCTAACCAACCTCCATAGTTGTCAATTCCGCTATCATAATAGATTTCGTAATTTACTTTTCTATGTGGTGGCCCCATTCGATTTTTAACAACTTGAACTTCGGTTTTGCTTCCTACTACTTGTTCAACGCCATTAATTTTCGCTTTAATCATTCCGGTGTTTTTAAGACGCAATCTAACAGATGCATGGAATGGAATTGCTTTACCACCTGCTGTTGTCCATTGGTCTCCAAATGAAACACCCATTTTAGTACGAAGCTGATTGGTAAATATCAAACAAATTCTTTCTCTTGCAATCCAATTGGTTACTTTACGCATTGCCTTGGATAAGATAATTGATTTTGATGTAGCATAACCATCTTTATCGTATTCAGCTGACATTTCTATTTTTGTCGATGCACCCATGATTGAATCCACAATAATCGTAACTAAACGATCTTTGTCTGATTTACGTACTTGCTCCACAATTGTTTCGATTGTTTCAAATATTTCTTCAACCGTTTCCATTGGAACATACAACATGGTTTTTAAATCAACTCCAATTGCTGTCAAGAATTCAGAACTAGTTGCAGCTTCTGTATCAATATAAACTGCTAATCCACCTTTTTTCTGCGTTTCTGCTAAGGTATGTGACGCTAGCAACGATTTACCCGATGCTTCTAACCCGGTAATTTCAGTAATCCGCCCGACAGGAAATCCTCCATTAGGGCGGTTTGAGATTGCTAAATCAAGTGAGTCGCATCCTGATGAAATCCATTCTTTAACGTTGCTAGGAGAATCATCATCCCCATCTAAAAAGAATGCAGTTTTAAGTGCTTGACCTTTAAATTGTTTGTTGATACTGTCTGCTAACGTGTTTGCTAAACTGTCTTCCAGTTCTGACTTACTTTTTGTTTTAGCCATTTATAACTCCTTACTTGAATAAATCATTAAATGCAGCAGAAACGTCTTCTACTTTAGTTGCTGCCGGGGCTGTTGCTTTTGAAGCTTTAGCTGGTGCAGCTGGTGTTGAAGTTTCTTCTTCGGCATCATCTTCGCCTTCTGCTACATCCGAATCAGCATTTTCTGGATTCATCCATTCAGTTAATGCTTTTTCCAATTCGTCATAAGTTGGCTCTGGAAATAAATCAGTGATTTGTGGCTGATTCATAATTTTTTGTGCAATCTCTTTGTCTTCGGTTGCAGGTTGTGTGTTGGGTTTCACACGAATTGATGTTTTTGGATAATTCGCACCTTCTGCTGGTGTAAATTCTACATCAATATCACGACCATTCATTAAGTCGGTAATATCACCGTAATCTGGATCTGAAATGATTGATAACAATTCAGTGTAGATTTGTTTTCCGAATCCCCAGAATTTAACTCCTTCTGATTCTTTTCCACGAACAATAACAGGAACATAAGTTCTCATTTTTGGTTCGATTTTACGACCCATTAACCACTCATCTTTGTCGCCAGTTTTCTTAAGTTTGTCTGCGAATTCAACGATTGGATCTGCGTTGCCAAATGTAATTGGAGATAACATTGATCTTTTTCCAATGTCATAATGAAAATACAATTCTAAGAACGGATTTTCTTTTCTGTGTACGTAAGGTACGATTCGGATTCTTGTTTTGCCTGATTCAGGTTTCCACAAATTTTGTTTTTTGTCATCAGCTTTGTTTAACTGATTTAGTTTTGCCTTAATTGCTGTTAAATCTAACGCCATAAGTCTTCCTTTGTTAATTTGTTAATATATACTTGTTTACTTATTAATAATAATTAATAAATGGGTTAATTCAAAGTTAATTGTTAAGTTTTTTATTTATTTTTAGTATTAGTCATTTTCAATATCACGTGCAAGTTTTTCGATTGCTTTGATAATTGGAAAAATTTGACGATTATACATTTGTTGTTTACCAGGTTGTTCAGTGATGTCATCGGCATCATCAGCTGTCATGGTGGTAAGTTCAGCAACTGCATTTAAAATATGCTGATATACCTTTTTTTCAGAATCTGATAATGGACCTGTTGTTGATGCTTTATATTCGTGTTCTTTAAGAACGTTTTTTAATTTAATCATTTAATTCCTTATATAAATAAATATTACTTCCACGAAAATTTCTTGAAAAATACAAGATCAATTACTCGGTAACTATCCGTGTCTGTAAGTATAAATGAGTTTTGATACATCGCCCATTCCAATTGGTAAGTTTTATCTAACACTCCGTTGTTTACTGCTCGAATAACTTCATTCAAAGCATTTACTGTATACAATGTGTTTGTTTCTTTTTTACGATGTATGCTAATAGTATTCTGTCCGCGTTGAGTTCCTGCATCGGCGTTGTATGTGCAATACAAGTTATCCGTTGCATCTGCATTTGCAAATACAAAGATTCTACGTTCTGGTATTATGTAACTTTGTTGTATGTAATCTACAACAATGTTTAAGTCTGATTTATGTGCAAATGTGCAAAGTAATTGTGTTTTCAAAGTTCATATTCCTCGGTTATGTCGGTATCTGTCAAATCAATTTTATCCGCACCGATTGCTTTTTCAATAATTCTAATTTTTCCGGCATCAATAACTACATAACGGAAATCATTTGTAACTCGTATTCTGTCTTTGCGGAAAACTATGAATTGTAAATCTGTTCCGATTATATCATCAACTGCTTGTTGCAAATCAACATTCAATTCGTTTGGATTTCTTACATATTTTAAACGTCGTAACTCTGCGTTGATATAAGTTACGTCTTGACTTCCATCGTCTATGGGTTTTATAATAATCGAACCGTCAGGTGTTTTAGTAATAGGTTCAATTGACATTTCAATTGGAGTTGCATTAGGTCCACGAAGAATAACATTGGTATATCCATCAATTTCGGAATTCAATGCATTGGCTTCGCGATAAAATGAGTCTAAATATTGTTTATCTTTCATGTTTAGATTACCAGCCATGATAAATTGACGTCGATTATCTAAATATGCAATTGCTTCTAATAGTGGCTGATCGAAGTATTTGTGAAAATCGAATTTTGGATTTTCAAATGTGCCACGTAATTGGTCAATTCGTTTCAATGTGGTTACGATTTCATCCCAAAATTTGAATCTAGTAACGCTAGCTTTGGTTCCTAACCGAATTGATTTTGCATTGCCTTTTCCACCGGTATAATCTTTGATTTCATATGGACGATTATTCACCGTCATATCAAAGCTTTCGCCTCCACCATTGATTTTTGAATTTTGTATCAATGCAGCTAAAAATATTTCGCCTTTACCTAAACCTTTTGGTTCCAATCTAAATAAATCCGAACCAATTCCTGTTTGGAAATTTGTTTGATTTAATTGATCTTCGTTGATGTCGCTTTGTGAATACAATAAATTAGCAAATTCTGCTGATTGTTCTGGTGTAATTTGATTTAGATATTTTATTGTTATTGCATCTGCTTCTGTTGGCAATAGATTTAAAAATTGTCGGAATTCTGCAATTTTTCCCGATGCATTTAACGCTTCTATTAGTGATGGATTTTCGATTGATTCTATTTCTATAGATTCCGCAATAATTTGTTTTGCAGAACCTTTAGCTCGTTCAACAATTTGACGAGCATAATCAGGCGTTACCTTTGCAAATTCTATGATTACTTGATACAATACCTCGTAATCCTTAGGAGTTGTTGGATAGCCTTTTGGTAATCTATAACACCATTCAGTTAATATTAAATCTATATTCATAATGAGATAGTTTTCATTTTATCATAAATATTGCCAACTTTTATTTTAACCGGAAAATTGCCTTGTTCTAAAATGTTCTTGATTTCCGGTAATATTTGTTTAGCTTCTGACATTGGCACATCAAAAAGCACCGAGTCGTATGTATATAAAATTATCAAAGTTTCATACGGCTTCAATAAGTCCAAAACTAGTCGTAATTTTTGTACAGATACTTCTGTTTCTACTGCCTGCAAATAGTAATTAAACAATTTATTTGCTGTCATGGTTTGCAATGTATCCGCAGTTAATGGGCGTTTTACTATGGGTGTTACGATGCGTTTATTGCGTTTCCATTTTGCCCACAAATCATAAATAAATTCATTAACTTGTCGAAAGAACGGTATAGACAAAAATTCTGAATCAATACCACCATACAACAATCTAAACGTGATTGCTTTGCTTTCTTCTCGTTGCGGATCCGTTAATGCATCAACTCCAAAATAAAATCGACCTAAATAATCATGTATTGACGATGTTGGCAATTCATATCCAATTAATCTAGCAATCAGTCTTACGTGATATGAATCAAAATCCATTTCAACAAGTGCACCGGATTCGTGGCGACTACAAAATGCACTACGCGTGCCATCTTCTTTGTTCATTGCCGCAAAATTAAATCCTCGAAATGCGTTGCTGGGGCGTCCTGTCAATGTATGATAATTGTATTGTGAATATACTGTATCTTGTTTAATTAATTCTGGCATTTTAAAATCCGGAGTTACATGTAATCCGCTTCGTTCAATTTCTGCAAATACTTGGGGATATGTTGCGTTGAATTGCAAATACGAATCTGTCATTTTTGCATTGATACACATTGGCCAAGCATAATGCCGGATCTTTTGACACATCTCTAAATGTTTTTGCAATGGAATTATTGTATTGATAAATGGTAACGTGGTATGTCGACGCCAATAAAATTGATGTGTCGGGGTGTAATAATGATTTTCGTCATATGTTTCGCCGTAAGTGTACCACCACAATGTTTTAATATCCCATACAGCCCCATTTCCTCCGATTTGAAGCCATTGTTTTTTATCATATACAAAGATATCAGTTAGTTCTAAAAATTTATCTAAGTGGTCCGTAAAGCCCCGTATTTGTTCAGTATGTTGCATTGGTATGATACGTTCAACCGTATCTTCTGTATATACATATATACAAGTAACTTTATTCGTAGCAACATGTAGTTGTGAATCTGCCAATATTGGTATTAGCAAAGTTTTCCGTCCTTGTATATATGTAAATAACGCATCTAAATCTGATTCGATATCCACTATCATACTAGTATTATATGAAAAATTTCCGCAAAATCCAAAGTTATGCGTTAATATCTTTCGGAGCAATAAAATCGATGTCAGTATAATATTGAGTTGGATTTGTTAGTATCAAAGAAATACCTGGCATATTAAATTCCAATTGTGCAATTGCATTGATATTGTGTTCCGTTACGCCTGGAATAACAACGCCATTAATGGTCTCGGTTTGTAAGTTTCCGGTTATCTTCCATGTTAATTGCCCGGCTGTATATA